GTGAAAAGTTCGTCGTTCAAGCGGAGCGCCTTCGAATAGGCGCTATCGAGGTCCGTAGCCATGCCCGCTTGTAGCAGGCGCTGCATCTCCGGTCCCAATTGGTCTACAAACGGATGCGATGACCTGAAGTTCTCGACTTCGGCCACTGCAGCCGCCTGAATCTGTGCGTTTTGCTGGTTCTGATACTGCGCCATCTGGTTTTCGAGATCGCGCGCGCGTTGCTGTGCGGACATCACGTTCGGATCGATGTGATGCTGCATGTGCTGCGGCAATGCCGCGCTCTGCTGCAACATCTGCTGGAGTGGGATGCCGACCGCATGGGCCACATTCACCAACGTCTGAATCTTCGTCGCCTCGTCGCCGGTCGCCAGCAGCTTACGCGTGTACAGCAGGTCACGAACGACGACTTCAGGTTGAACGCCCTGATGGCGCAGCTCGTCCAGATGCGGCTGGATCGACTGAACGATTGGCTCGACCTTCGCGCGGTAGTCGTCGAACCCGCGCTGGCTTTCCTGCTCGCGCTGATGGATATACTTCGCGACTTCGGGGTCCAGCTTGTCCCAATGGGCGCGCTGGTCGGCCTTCCATGACTTCGGCGGCTCTGGACGCTCCGTTGCTACCGGCTGCGCCTCGACGCCTGCCACAGCATTCGCGGATGGCGTTGCTGGCGCTTTCGGAGCGAACCGTCCCGACTCATCACGCGAACGGCCTTCATTCTCTACCGGCTTCGCGCTGATGTTCTCGACGCTCGGAGCATCGACTACAACCTCATGCACAGGATCGGCCGGCGCGTCAGTCACCGATTGGTCGATCGCGTCAAGCGCTTCTGCTAAATCTTCTCTGCGGGTTCCCATGGCTCAGCCTCTTATTATTTGGATGCCAGACGGTCTTTCAGCAAATAGCCTTCGAGCGGCCAAATCTTCTGCACGGCGTTCTGTCGCGCAATCTTGCGGCCAATCTCGGCATCGAAGTTCTCGGGCGATGCACATGCGCTCTCACCTGTCACGGTGAAGCCGTTGCGCAGCACAAGCACGCAGAACGTGAGCAGGCCGAGCGCCGGAATCCCGTCCTCAAACTCATCCGATTTCCCCGCTCTCACCGCGCCGTTATGCCCCTGCGCTGCGGTGAAGTAACACTCGTGCTGAATCGCCGCATCAATGTCCTGCGGTGTCACGCGCGGTGCCGTCTTTCCCTTGCGCACAATTTCATTGTCGATCTGCTGGTCGCCGGTCAACGGCGTATGGACTGCCATGTTCATTGCTTTCTCCGTGGCTATTTGAGGGCGTTCACTTGGTCGATGATCTTTTGCTTACGCGCCTTCTTCGACTCGGGCGTAAGGTCGATCTTTTCTTTGGGCTTCAGATATTTCGTTTCATTGCCGATCTCGATACAGTTATGCGCCTTCAGATGGGCGCGATGCTGCGATCGGGACGAGATCATTTCGCCGGTGATCATCGATCGGTATGGCGACATGTCGGCTGCCACGAATGGAGCACTGACGACGCGCTGCATTTGTACGCCGCATTCGTAGTTTTCGCCGGGACTTTCGATGTCGATCCATGCCTCACAGGATGGAAAGACGTTTCTATTGGCGACGCTCCGAAACTCGTCCGATTCATTGCCGCATTTAGGGCAACGATAGGTGTACATTGGCATTAGTCTTCGCTCCCTGACTTGGCCGCGCTGATCTGCGCTGCGTCGAGAGTGGTTTCTGCGGAGATTTCCGCAACTTCGATGGCGCGGGCGTTGTTCAAATGAGCGATGAGAACCTGCATTTGCGCCTGCATCTCGGATTTCTGCGCGTCCATCATCATGCGCATCTGTTCCAAACGCTGCTCTTGATCGGCCTTCATCTGGTCACGATGCGCTTCGAGCAATTGCTCTTGCGTCGCCTGGCGCGCCTGCGCTTCCTGCTCGGCATTGGCCGTCTGTTGCGCGAGATGCGCCTTCAGCATTTCAAGCTGGCCCTGCTGCTGCATCTTGGCCTTCTCAATCTGGTTGCGTCCCTGCTCCATCTGCATGTCGATCTGCGCCCCGGCCTGCTTCTCTTGGATGCGCGCTTGCGACTCGGCCTGCACCTTCTGGATTTCGATCGGCGGAGGCTTGGGCTGTCCTGCTTGCGCCTGAATCTGCTTCGTCAGCGTCTCCGCGGCGTTGTCGATCATCCCTTCCAGCGTCTTGCCTGCCTTGAACGCAGACACGCCAAACTTGAGGATTTCGACCAGCACGGGCGCCAATTCAGGCGTCGTCTGAGCGGCTGGGACGGCTTGCTGAAGGAACTTGCTGACCATCTCGACGAACTCGATACGATCCTGCTTCTGTGCGTCCTCGTCTATCTGCACCAGCGAGTCTGCGTCGACCTCGATCCGGAACGAGCGCAGCACCTTGTTGCGCAGCATCTGAAGCGCTTGCGGAACGAGCTGCTGATCTTCAGGCAGCAACTGGCCGGCAGACGCCATCTGCAGAATTGTCTGGTCGCTGAACTTGCCGCAAATCACCTGCGCCTTCAGGCGAAGCAATTCCGTCGCATAGATAGCTACGTCTTCCTGCGTCGTGCGCAGCCGTACCGCCCCAAACCGCGCCTTGATGCCCTGCGCCGTTGCCGTCTCAGCCGCATCTGTCTCGCCGCGCATGATGTCGGCAATGCCAGTCAGCGCATAAATCTGCTGGACGACGTTTTCGCGTGCCTCGAATGCGATCTGCAACGCCTGCGCGATCGGGCCAAGGTCAATGATATCGACCGCGCCTTTCAATCCGCCCTTCTCAGCGAACGCGGCGAAGCTCTTGACCGGAATCAGGTCGTTGTTGCCCGTCTCCGTGAATAGCCGCTGCAATTCCTTGAACTCGGCGTTATAGACGCCGCGTACCTTGAGCGCCTTGATCAGCCCGTCGATGCGATCGCTGATAACGTCGAGCTCGTTCGCTTGGTCCTGATATTGGATGAAGTCAGGGACCGGAACGAGCGTATCGCTGGTCGTCGTGCCGAGCAGCGGCTTCGGGCACGGAAAGAATCCTTCCAGTTCGAGCGGATCGTCCTTCTCATCCAGCAACTGTCCTACGGATTTCGACAGCCAGACAGCCTTTTGCGTCTCCTTGTCCCAAATCTCGTAGACGCAAGCCTGCTTGTTCATCTGCTCTTGGCCGGTCGCCATCTTCGACTCGCCATAGCCTTCAGCGCCAGGCATCGCATCGAGCGGCACGCGCATGGCCGTTTCTTCGCCGAACCGCTCGCAGAGCTTCGAATAAGACAGGTAGACGCGACGCCAAACGCACGTCACTTCTTCCCAAGTTCGCGCGACAGAATGCCCGAAGTCCTTCCAATGCACGTAGTCGACAGGCGACGTCTCGTCGTCGATCTGCTCAAGCGGCTGGTCGTCTGTGATCTGCTCCGCGCCGGCGCCTTCGATTACGGCCTCGTCATCTCCGTATTCGTCCTCGGACAACGGCTCCTGCACGCTCGTGACCGGCGCGTAACGTACCCATGCCACGCCACGACCGCAGAGAAAGCGATCCTGGACACTGTTCTTCATAGCCTCCCGGTAATCAGGGTAATGACGTACTTCGAACTCCAATGCCCGTTCGAGCAGAAGCGAAGCAACGCGGCCAACCGGATCAGAATCGCGGAATCGGCGGCTAACGTCAGGCTGCGGTAGGCGACTGAAGGTTGCCGGAACCAGTGTTTGTACGTTGGCCCATAGGATGTTGAAGCGCGCGGACTCGCTGCCATATGTGTATTCCTTCGCGTCGTCACGGTAGCGCTTGCTGATCTTGGTCGACCGATCCGTCCACTTGTTGAACGTCTTGTCGTAGGCCGTGATATAGCCAAGATAGCGCTCTACCTCGGGCGACCGCGTTTGTTGTGCCATATCAGCCGATGATCGCCGTTGCGCTGATCGTGCCGCCTACCACGATGTAATGCCCCTGTGCCGCGGCGAGATAGAGCGGCAGGAAGATACCTGCAACGGGCGTGATGGTGTCGACCAGTTTCACTGCGGTAGACGTGCCATTGCTGTCATAGACCGCGATTGTGCCAGCCGTGGAACTCGACACCACGATGCCAATCAGCGTTTGCCCGGGGATTGCGTTGACGTTCCTGCTCGCGGTGAACTGAACGCCGCCGCCGCTAATGCTCGATGCCATTACAGCCTCCGATGATTCGATACGTGCCGCATGTGATCTTCCCAAACGTCATTTAGCGTCTCGCTGGCGTCGAAGTTGGCCCAGTCCGGCTCGTGCTTGGGTGCGATGTATTCCGCCTCGCTCATTACCTGCGCGCCATATGCGAACGCGTCGGACGGGTGCGAGGCCCAGTTGTGCAAAGGCTCTTTCGAAAAGACGCCCGTGTCGTCGTTCCACTCGTATTCCCACGCGCCGAGGCCATCTAGGCCGGCTTCGCACTGGGTACGGTTGAACGCACAATTGGCGATGACCTTACGAGCTGCGCTGATCTGGTCAAGCTTCTTGGTCTGCGGCACAACATCGACCTTGCCGCCGCCAAACGCTGCTAGAAACCGCTCCATGCTCGTGTGCTTGCTCTGGAACGTCTTGGCACGCGCATCGTGCGGGAGCCATATCTTCCCAAGCTTGGCGCCCATGTCGGTGATGCTCTGCTGGATGCGTGGAATCCAGTCCTCAGCATCTAGCCCCGAGTCGCCTTCATACTTGAGTAGGTTGAATCCGCCTGGCAGACGCTGCCAGTACCACCACGACGCCGTGTCGCGAAAGCCCAAGTCGCTGCTGATCTCGATCGGCGCGCCCATCGGGTCATATTCAATCTCTTCACTGATCCGGCCTTCACGCTCCGCAGCGCTGACCCATTTCCCCAGGATCGAACCGGCGATGTTGCCGTAGGCGCCTTCCCAGATATGGTCGTATTCCTCTTCCGGCAGGTTTGCCAAGTCACGTTGGCGTGCGCGCTGCAACACCGAAGGGAATCGCGGGTTGTCGCGCCAGTTCAGTTCGATGATCTTGAACAGCGGGTCTTTCACCCGCCTGAAGCGCAAATCGGTGGGACTGCCCTTGCGCCTTGGGTTCCACGTCACCCACAGTTCGCTGACCTCTTCCCGCAGCGTCGGGATCAGCGTCGACCATGCCATGTTGGTGACTGGCTCAGCCTCATCTACCCAGCACAGGAGAATCCGCGCCTTCGACTTCACGCTGTCGATGCTGCGATCCAAGCCGGCGAACTTGTACGAGATTCGCCCATCTTTCGTGCGAATGTACTTCTCGCCGATCTCGAAGAACGCTTCTAGCCACGGCTCA